TTGAGGATTAACGTTTTGTGCCGTTTGTTTATTAATTTTAGGTGCAGGTGTGCTTGGTAAAGGTGGTGTTTGTATTTTAGCTTGTTGAACTGCTTCAGATTGTTTTTGAGGTACAACATTAGATCCCATAAGATCTTGTATTTTTTGTAAATCTGTTTTTTCTTCTTTTTGATCAAGTTTTTTTCTTTTATACATTCGTTCAATTTTTTTAAACATTCTTTTTGGATAAAAATAATCTTTTTCTATTTTTTCTCCTCTTTCTTTTGCTATTTTTTCAGCTTCTTTTACTTTACCTTTCATACGAGAATCATATGCAGTGTAAGGAATGTTTTCGCCTTTTAATAATTTTCTAGCTTTTGAAGAAGATATATTTCTTTTTCTCAATAGTTTTTTTAATTCTCTTTCAGTAACACCTACTGTTTCAGCATCTTTTAGTATAAAATAAAAATCTTGATTAACTTTAAAATTTTCTTCTTGTATATTTCTAAACTCTTCTGCCATTACATTGGGACCTCTTTGATTAAAGTTTTGTAAACTAAAAAATTTTTCTGCAGTTGTAACTGATCTAATATTTCTATTATATTGTGTTATTTTGTAATTCATAGTTCGTGGTACATCAACATTGATAATTCTAATTCCTGATAACATTGCAAGTAATTCATCTTGTAGGTTTACAGGTTGTCCACCTTTTTTAATATCTTGTGTAAATCCTTTTATTAATTTATCACCTGTATCAATAAATGTAGGTCTGACTCCTTTAAATATGTGACCTAAACTTTTCATAAATTTATCCGGATCAGAATCAGTTTCAGAATAAACTCTAGATCCTGTTTTAGTTGCACCACCTCTACCACCTAATAATAAATTTGTAGGCATTACATCAGACATTTTTTCTAATGCAATTGATTGAGATACAAAAGGATCTATTAATTTTCTAATAGGGCCATCTTCTCCAAAAAAAAGTTTAAACATAGTATCACTTACATCTCTTTGTTTTAGTTTACCTTCTTCAATTGTTTTAATTGTTGCTCTAAAAGGTTGTGAAATTACGTCGTAAGGACTAAAATATGAAAAATTAATTGCTTTACCTATACCTTTTTCCCATTTGTTAATAGGTAAGATAGCTGCTCGTGAATCCCATGGTGCAGATAAACTTCTTTTATAAGCATCAATTTGTTCCATTGTAGTTCCTGTTAAGTTTTGAGCTAACGTTGAAACTCCTTTTTCTGCTCCACCTAAAGTTACAAATGCTCCTAGTAACCTTCTATAACCCATCTGTCTTAGTTGAGGATTGGAAGACGTAGCTTCTTTTGCACCAATAGATAATATATTATAAGTTGTTCTAATCATTTCAGCAGGAAAAGATACAAAGTTACCAAAAGGTAATTTTCTTAAATCTTTAATAACTTGTGGCACTTTACTATATGTTGGATAAGTATTTCTTATTTGCCAAGCTGCCGATTCATCTAGAGCTTCATCAAATGTTTTAGCTTTTCCTGTAAATGTATTAAACTTATCAAATTTTCTACCTACAATTTCTTCTGTCCATTTAGCAACGTCATCTACATTTTTATACATAGATTTCATTTGAGATTTTACATACTCATGACCATACCATTTCCATAAGTTATCACCTCCAGCATATATTCTTGTTGCTGTTTTAATCATTTTAGAGTCAGCTAATCTTGCTATTAAACTATCCATATTTTTAACTTTAGCACCCGCTTTTATATCTTTTAACACTGCCTGTAATTCTGATGCTACAATATTTTCATCAATAACACCTAGTCTAATTTTATTTTCTAAATTTTTTATAAACTTACTTTCGTCAATTACTTTTCCTGCACCAAATATATCATCAACTACCATTTTAATAGATTCGGTTACAGAAGCTCTACCACCAATATGACCATTAGCTAACGGAAACATACTAGCAGATGAAACGTTTCTTACTTGAGTTACGGGTGAAAGAACAGTTTTACCAAATTGCGTTGCAACTTTAAATTGTAATATGTTTCTGTACACAGAACTTTGTATCCAATTATCAAAAGTACCTGGTGCACCTTTTAATGCTTTAGCCATGTCTTTGGAAGAAAACAACTTACTCATATTTGTTTTTAATAAACCTAAGCCTTTTAAATCTCCAACTTTTTCTACATCAAACATCCGTCTAGCGTCAGCAATAGTTTTATCTTTAAATAACCAACCTTCATCTAAACCTATTTTAGCTAATTTATCTAAAGTTTGTTTATTTACTGATTGAGTAATAGCGTGAGATGTTGTCTGTAGTACAGATGATTTTAAATTATTTTCTTCTCCCAATAATTTTTTAATTGCATCCGGTAACTCTTCTCCGGTTCTAATTAATTTATCTGATCTTAAAGTATCTTTAGATATGTTCTGTAATATTCTTAAAGGATCGACACCATCTTGTTTTGTATGAACTAATATTTTATTAGTTAAACTTTCAGCCATTTCTTGTAAAGCTTGATTGTCTGTCATATTTCCTGTTTTTAATTCTTTAATAGCTGATTCTCTAATATCTTTATTTTTTTTAACAACATTTTCTAATATCCATTTAGATGCTGCAGCTTTTAATTTAGGTTCAGCCATATACTCTGGGTTAGTAAATGTTGCAAAAGATTTTCTCATATATCCTTTTATATTATTTAACATAAAATTTTTAAGATCACCTTCAGGTAATAAATTAGCAAATGTTTTTTTAGTATTTAATAATTCTTTATTTAACAACTCAGCTGTTTCCTGTAGTTCTTTTGGTAAATCACTTTTTTTAGTTTGCCCTTTTAAAAAAGCTAAAACTTTATCTAAATAATAATCCCTACTTGCAGGTGAAGTAGTTAATGAATTATATTGTCCCTCAAAACTTTTAGCTAAATCATATGATTTTTTTTCAATAGACTGTAAATATTTTTCTATTGTTCTAGACCTTGCTTTAATTTCTCTATTAGCTTCCGACGTAAGTTGATATTTTAAACCAGTTCCTTTACCTAACGACCTAAACGCAGATAAAAAATTATCTAATTTTTTTAATCTTTTTTCTAATGGATCACTACTGGATGTAGAAAACATTCTCCATTTATCAAAGGAAGGTAATTGTTTTGCACCTGTGCCTATTTTTAAAGGAGCTAATGTTTTGTCAATAACAAAACTGCTTGCTTTTCTAGCTGCTTGACCCGCTGCTGTAGAACCTGGCACATTAGCTGCAAGGTATGTAACTGGTCTAACCACTAATGTATCTACACCTGTTAATGCATAACCTGCTGGTTTCATAATACCATACTTTGCACCAAAAGTTAAAGCTTTACCTAAAGGTTTACCTAATATAGGAAAACCTGCTCCTATGATAGTTCCTTCAGCTCCAAATTTTAATTTGTTTCTAAATCTTGCAAGTGCAAGATCTCTTCCTTCTAAACCTTCTTCACTTTCTTTTTCTAAAACCAATGGACCTTCTTCATTTATTTGTCTTGCACCTGATGTTATAAAATCTGTTGCACCAAAAGCAGTCGCCATATATCCAACACGTTTTGCAATATCTGATCCTTTAGCCGTGGTCCCTGTTGCTTTGGCTGCTGCGTTTGCATCTTTAGCTTTTTTACCTTTTAAAAGTTTTTTAGCTCTATTCATTACTTTAAACACACCACCACCTGGCACACCATATTCAACTGCAATTTTGTTAATAGTTCCTAATAATGTTTCAGGATCTTGTATTTTATTATCCCTATATGCTTCATCTAATTTTTCAGTTAATTGAGTATCTACTGCTGCATCGATACCTGTGGTTATTAAATCACCAAATGAATAACCTATATTTTGAACCCCTCCTAATACAGCTTTTTCCATATCTTCAAAAAAATCTATATAATCTTTTTCTTTTATGTTTTTAGTTGTGGTTAACTCTTTTATTCTTTTTAGTTTTTTAGGGTCAAAAGGATTAGTATTAAATACACTGTTTGCAAAATTAGCTGCACCTTGCCATGTAAATTTTACAGGTCTTTTTTTCTTTGTAAGTGTAGAACGTAATGTATTTGTTAATGTATCCTTGTCGATAACTAATCTATTATCTTTAGGCTTAAAGGGTTCCATG